TTCTCCTATCATGGCGAACGTTGCCTTGTCAACTATTCCACCCTTAGCCATAGCAGGCACGTATTTCTGCCCCGCAATGGTTGCAATCTGAACTGCAGTCAATCCCGCCTGAATTGCAGCATTTACTGCACCGGCAATCGGGCCGAGCTGGGCAAAACCTTTGATAATTGCCTGCGCTCCGTTAATTACTGTCATTGCAATAGAGTTCGCTTTTTCTGCTTCAAACTGCTTGCGTGCAAGGCGGTCTTTTTCTGCAAGAAGTTTCTGCTCCTCAGCGGCTTTTTCTTCGTTTATTTTTTTCGTTGTTGCAGCCAGACTTTTTTCAATCTTCGTTCTTTGCTTTCTGTACTCTTCCGCTGAAATCTGCTGCTTGTCATACAGTGCGTCCAGGTCAGCAAGCTGTGTATTCGTTGATTCATTTACAACAGCAAGCTCAGCATTTTTTTCCTCTTCGAGTTTTGAAAGTTTATCTTCAATTTCTTTCGTTCTCTGCTCTGCCTGCTGTGCAAAGTAGTCATTCATTACGGACATTGTTTCCGTAATTTTTCCGCCGACACTTTCAAAGTAGCTTCCAATTTTGGAAATATATTTTCCGGCACCCTCGCTCCATGACTTTAATTTTTCTTCACTCATGCCGAGTGCTTCTTCCATGTCGTCAATCCACTTCTGCCATGCCGAGCGTGAATCAATTTCAGGCGTCGTTATTGTACCTGAACCGAACAGAGAATCGTATGCTGCAGAAAGTTCTTCTGCCTGCTTCTTGTTGGCGCTTAACTGTGCATTGAGGTTTTTAATTTTTACGGCAAGGTCTTCTGCTTCTTTCGTCCGTCCTGCCATAAGTTCAGAAGCATACTGCGTTTTAAGCTGTTCGAGGGAATCTTCCTGTTCCTTAATTGTATCAAGAAGTTTCTCGTATGCGTTCTTTGATTTTTCCACAACGACCGAGGCTGCTGCAGAAGCGGCTGCAGCTTCCCTCTGCTTCTTTGTCAGGATGTCAATGTTGGACTGATATTTTTCAATCTCTTTATTGTTTTCTGCAATCTGCCCTTTAAGAGATGCAATGCGGTTCATGTATACTTGAGTTGCTCCGGCATTCTGAACCGGAAGTTTATTCAGTTCGTCATAAACTTCATTGATCTGTTTCTGCAGGGCTTCATTTTTTGAAACAAGATTATTTATTTCAACCTGGCTCTGCTTTGCAAGTGTCTCGTTAAAGTTTTCGTATGAAGCATTTAAAGAATTGACTTTGCTTTCGTTTGCTTCAAGTTCCTGCGACAAATTAAAAATACGTTTTGCGACATCGAACGCCTGAGTGGAAGTCTGCCCGAACGTCATAACGGCGCTTTTATATTCAGACTGAAGTTTGAGCACCTGCTCCTTCTGGTGTTCAATTTTTTTAGTTAAATCGTCAAAAGAAGTAAGTGAGGAACTTAAACCTTTCTCAACGCCCTTTGTTACGTTTGAACCCAGCTTCTCGCCTTCGGCGGTCATGCTATCAGACACTCCGTCAACGGCGTTAATAAGTTCATTGCCGACATTTTCCCCGGCTTCAACTACACGGTCAGTTCCGCTCTCAATTCCTTCTGCCATACCTTCGGTCATATATCCGCCGACTTCGGCCATAACAGTTGAAGGTGAGTGAATTCCGAAAAACTTTTTAATTCCACCAAGCACGGTGTCACCGAAACCTTTTACCTTGTCGACAATCCAGGAAGTCATGTCTTTAATTCCATTCCATAACCCCTCGACAAGATTCTTTCCGACGTCTTTTATTTTTCCCGGAAGGCTTTTAAATACGTCAATTATTGTGTTGAACGTATCGGTGAAGAATTTTGTTATTCCGTTCCATGCTTTTTTTATTCCGTCAATTGCAATCCCAACATATTTGGTTATCGAATCCCATAAGTCAATCCAGAACTCACGGAATGCTTCAGAATTCTTCCAGAGAGCGATAAATGCAACGACAAGCGCCCCGATTGCGGCGACAACTAATCCGATAGGGTTTGCAGTCATGGCCGCATTCAAAAGCCACTGCGCTGCAGTCACTGCGCCCGTCCATGCTGCCTGTAGTTTCTGTGCAACTATTATCGCGTTGGTTATCGTCTTGTTAATCAGAAGCGCAGCATTAACTGCACCGATAACGGCAACAAGTGAACCCAACACGCCGAGAATTACCGGAAGATTTTCTTTTATTGCAGGGATGATTTTTTCAACTACCGGAAGAAGTGCCTTTGCAATTTCAGCACCCATCTGCTTAAACTGCGTCATGACGGGTTCAGCCAGTGCTCCGACTTCCGCCATTGTTGCACTCAGATCAGCCTGCGCTTTATTCTGCTCGATAATGTCCTTGTTAGTTTCCTGATATGTTTTTCCGGCTTCACCATAAAGCCCGGTAAGCGTCTCAGTTATGAGCGCGTTTCTTTCCTGCTCCGTGTTGCATTCATCAAGTGATTCCTGGAACTTGTCCTGACTTACTCCGGCCCAGTTCAGGGCGTCCGCAAGACTTCCTGCAACCTCTCCGGTTTTCGCAGTTTCATTTGCTGCTTCTGTCAGTGATTCAATCGGCAAAGAATCGCCGAATGTTCCCATAACACCGGACGCAATGTTGGCCCACTTTGCGAGGTCTTCTTCACTACTTGCAAGTTTCGCAAGATGATTTATTGCTTCGGTAGTTTTTCCGTCATCGCCCAGAATGCCGTAAAACTCGCTGTATGTTTTTCCTGCCTGCTCCGCGCTGAATCCTGCTTCCTCGAATGCAGTGCTTACCTTTCCCATGTTGGTTCTCAGTTCGCGCGTTGCCTCAGCAGTCGCAAGAAAACCTGCAACAAGTCCGGCAACTGCGGTGCCAATTTTAGCAAGCCCCTTTGTTGCTTTTTCTGCTGCCTGATTTCCGACTTCTGATATTTTTTTTCCTAAACTTTCAAAAGCGCTCTCTGCGTCATTAACTTTTTTCTCATTGCTTTCAATTTCGCCGGAAAGGTCTTTTATTTTTTTTGCAAGTTCTTTTGCTTCAGAACTGTTTTTCCCGAATTGCAAAACTGATGATTTATAATCTTTGGTGAGATTGCTTAATTCTTTTTTCTGCTCAGTTATTGTTTTTGTTAATTTTCCAAGTTCAGAGTTTGCGTCTTTTTCTGCGCGCTGAACTTCGACAAGACTGTCGCTGTAATGCGACATTTGACTTTGAGTGGTCTTTATTGCATTTTGTGCTTTCTGAAGCTGACTCTGTAATTTTTTCAGCTGCTCTGAATGATCGCCTTCCTGTGCTGATACGCGGGCAATCTCAGCTTCATATCCGGCAACGATTTTTTCCTGCGCTGAAAGTTGCTTTCCAAGCTGTCCGAGTTTTGCGTTCAAGCCCTCGCTGGACTTGCTCCACATATCCATTCCGGCGGTGGCATTTTTAAATTCGTCTTTGGATGACGCGATTATTTTATTTGCTTCTTTGATTCCCGTCTTGAGATCGGTGACATCAAGCTGCATAGCCAAGCCGATAACATTTTCTTCCGCCATAAATTAAACCTCCGTCAGAACCAGTTGTCGTTTGCCTTCCGCCGTATTCGTCCCTTGTGCTTGTTACGTTCCTCGCGCCGGTTATGGTCTAGCATCCTGTCAACCAGGATGCAGAATTCATGAAACCTTTCACGCCGGACTTCAAAAGGCGACACGTGAAAGGTTTCACATACTGCATACTGCAAATCAAAAAGCTGTTGATAAAGGGAAGCGGGCGTGCCGCTTCCCTCGCTTAGTTTTTTGAATTGCCTCCGACACTGAACAATTCATTTACAGTGTACTTAACAATTGTAATGACTACTGTAGCCACTTCTTTAATTGAAGTGTGTCTGTATTCTTCATCCGTCAGACCGTCGAACACGTCCTGCAGGAACGGCTTAAACTTGCTGAATGACTTAGCGACAACCTTCACGACCTCAATTCCTAATGCTTGCTCGTTAAGCTTCCCGCTTGTCAATTTATCAATATCAATCATATTGATAATGTCCTCGCAAGTGCCGGTCATAAGGTTGAAGTCGCTGGCGCTGTAAGTCTTTACAATTTTCTTTCCGTCATAAATATTAAGTTCAAGTGTCATTATGCTCATCTCCTTTTTTTAGTTATCACGCGCTGATTGTGTAGCTGAATGTTGCCACATCACTTGTCACGCCGTCCTTAATTGCAACAGCCTTGATTGTTGTCTCGGCTGTAATTGCAATCGGATCAGAATAAACAGTTCCGCTTTCTGCAGTAGGTGTTGAATTATCTGTAGTATAGCGGATTGTTGCTCCAGCTTCTGCTGACAATGCAACTGTGGTACCGCTTGCAACTTCACCGCTTGCAGGTGTTGCCGTTGGTGCTGCAACAGCAGTTCCCTTTGCTCTCAGGTCGTCAATTGTTGTAACCTGATCAAAGAATGTTGAAACATCAGCAAGGTCTTTCTCCAAGTCAACGTTGATTGCTTTTGCAGGCTTGCCGGTCTTTGTGAACTTGTGAGTTGTAGAAATACCGGTAAATGTGATTTCCTGCCCGTTTGCGTCTGTGCCGTCGTTTTCTGTCGTGTGCGTTGAATCCGGAATAGAGAACTGTCCCTTGAATCTCCAGACATAAACTTCCTTGCCGTTTGTTTTCTTTGTCTTGTAACCAAGAGCAAAGTATTTAACGTCGCGCTGTCCTTCGATAAGTGTGCCGAGTGTTTCGTCATAACCCTGCCCGGTAATCTTTGCAAGAACATCAAGCGGAATTGCTGAAACTGAACACGTTACTGTGTCGGCACCGGTTGATGAAATAACAACAGCCGGAACGTTGTCATAATAATGAGTTTCCGAACTGTTTTCTGTGGTGCGCCCGATTTCAGCAACACCGGCAATGTCAAAGACTTTTCCGTACTCAAGATTGTCTGCGTCATCTTTAATAAGTTCAGCAGCAACCAGTCCTTCAACGCCTCTGTACTCATAAATTTCTTTAGCCATAGGATTTTCCTCCTCTTTATTTTTCGCTGTAGTCTTCAACATACTTGACGACCACATAACGTCCATTATAGTCAGGGATTCCGCTTGCAATGTCACGCCCGCGGCCTTCTGCAATGAATCCTGCTTCCTTTGCAAGTTTAATGAATTGCTCAAGCTTTGAATATATCAAGACTGGGTTTTTTGTATAGAAATAAATCGCCCAGAACCACACCGCCTTGTGTGCGTCATTATCATAATAACCACTTTCCGGCGTGTCCATATTCCAGAACGTGAAGAATGATTCAGGAAGCTCTGCGTATTCTTCATAGCTTCCCTGCCTGGAATACGGAAGTTCTAATTTTTCAAATATAGGCTCTAATTTTTCCCACATTACATAAGCCCCCGGAATGCTTCTTTCAGTGCGTCAATCTGCGCCTTCTTTATTGCGTCAATATTGTGATCCACTGCATTGTCAATGAACCACGTCGGCTTTATTTTAGGTGTTCCAAGATTTAAAAACAAAGCTGCGATTCCACCCTTGCGGATTGAAAATCCCAGCTCAAGATAAATCTTGTTTCCATCCTGCCGAATTTCATCAACGAATGAATTTTCAGTAACACCCGTTAATTTATGCGCCCGAATAAAGTCGAGCATTTCTTTCTTCGGAATCTCTGCACTCTTTTTCAGCGCGTCCATGCAGGCCTGCTCAACGTTCCCACCGGCAGCTTCAATCTTTTTCAAGATTTCACTTGTGCCAAAAAACTCAATTTTTGATTTACCGCCAGCCATTAAGCACCGCCTTTAATTCTGCGCACCTTGAACTTCAAGTACAAGTGCCGGCGCTCTATGTCCTCCGGCGTGTTCAGGATTTCCCACTCGCTGCTGTCGTCCAGCAGCCGGATATGGTCTGCGCTTGTTATGTCTGAACGGAACCACGTCTCAACATCGAGCGTGTCTTCGATTACGACTTTATTATTTATTATCCGTTCAGTTCCGCCGTAAGATTTAGCAGAGCAAAAAAACTGCTCGCCGTCTGTAAAAACTTTTGCCGGCACACCGTTTATTTTTTCAAAGTTTGCCTTGAGAATTTTTGCCGGAACATTAAACGGATAATATGGCTTATACATATTTTACTCCAATGTAATATACATAGGCACCCTAGAATATGTAATTGTTACTGGTTCAATCATAGGGTCTACTACCTGCTGTATAACTTTAAATTCATTATCAGAAACCTTCTGAACAGTGAAGTCTGAACCGTGAAGTGTTGAAATACTTGCATATACAATGGTGTTAGTATCATCACTTCCCTTTAAAAGCTTTGTGTCTCTGCTGATATTATCAGGAGCAGCACCAAAAGTAGCATAAAGAATAAAATTATCTGAGTCTCTTTCCCATGCGTATAATTTAGTAAATCCACCACCAGCAACATTGACGTTAACCGGACTATATGCCTTTCCCTCTGGTGCTGTATAAGTACCATTTTCTGTGACAGTTAATTCTTCAACGGTAACATCACCGCTAGGAATGTCACCCTGTGCAATGCTTCCGGCTTTCTTTCCGCTAATTGCTTCAAGCGCACCCTTTGTTGTAGATGCGTTTACTGTTTCGCCTGTTATCTTGCTTGCAAGTTTGTTTGCTTCGCTTCTGTTTGTCATAATCTGCCCGCCTCTTTTTCAATAGCGAGCTGACCTGCTCGCTGATAAAATACTTCAGAAAATCTGCCGTCACCGGCTCCCATGTTCCAGAGGTCGGCAACGCCACGCGCAATGACACCGACGGCGGCTTCACTCTCGACATCAGCACCGGCACTTGTCAAATAATCCTTGACATCTTGCGCCAGTGCATCAATCATCTGGTTGTGATAGTCGCCTGTAATTAGCAGGCGTGTTTTTATCTCTTCCCTAAGTTCTTCCGCCGTCATGGTGTCACCTACTCGTTTTTATTTTCGTCCTTAGAACCTTCGCCTTCTGGCTTGTTGCCTTTTGGCTTGTTGCCCTTAGAACCCTCAACCTTAACGGCAAGGTTTCCCGGTGCAGCAAGAATCTCTGCACCACGCTTGTCGCTAACTTCAATTTCAGAACCTGCCTTATAAATGGCTCCGGTTACTTTGTCGTGAAACTGTTTAAAAACTTTTAATTTCATGCGCTCACCTTCTTTCTTAAAATCCACAAGTATGCAGGATCAAGAATTTTTCCGTCGTTGATTACAACGGCACGCTCAACATACTGCAACTTCTCTTCATCGAAGTAGCGTTTAATGGCAAACTCAAGGTTTGTATTAATTGCATAAGCTTTTTCAGGAACCCAGTAGAAACCGAATACTTCGCCGTCTGTTGCATCGTTAAAGTTTTCGATTCCCAGACCTTCTTCAATGAATATAACTTCACGTGCCTTGAATGTTGAGCGTTCGGCTCCGTCAACCGGATTGAATGTTTCAGCATAAAGCGGACGGTTATTATCGTCATGAAGTGTCTTGATATTTGCTTCGTAGGTGTTGGCAGTCATTACAAATTCAGGACGTGCGTTTCTCATGCCGAGCGGAATCTTAGCAAAGAGATTTTCCTGCCATTTCTTCCAGTCTGCCATGTCATCGGCTGTAAAGTCGATAATCTGTGCAGCAGGAATACGGCTGCCTGATTTTTTGTTAAGTTCTGTAATAATTCCTTCAAGTTCGTTATTGCTTCCGGCACCTGTGAGAATTTCCTCATCCATTGCCTTAACGTATGCTTCAACAATAACCCTTGAAAGTTCAGCTTCAAAAGCAGGAACAGAAAGAACGTTTGCAAGAAGCGTCTGTGCAATACGAACTTCACCAAGCTTATAAGAGAACTCAACGTATCCTGTAATTGAACCGCCCTTCTGCCTGTCAGTAGGTGCGCCGTTTTCACCAATACGTTTGAAGGTTGCACCGAATGATCCAATAGGATATTTTACACCGCCCTTGATATTGGTTTTCTTTACGCGGCTGTACAGCTGGCCGTAAACCTTTTCAACTCCAGTAATAATTTCCTGAATGACTGTCTGTGGAAGAAGTACACCGAGGTCGCTTGATTCAGTTGCTGCGTTATCACGTTTTTCAAACTGAAGCACTTCTGAACGCGTTCCTCTCTGAACATATTCCATGAATGCCTTGCGGTATTCCATGCTTGAGCGTGGATCTTCGTTTTCAGAGCGTCCTTCAGGTTTTCCATTAAGTCCGTAGCTCTGCAATGGATTCAGTCCACCCTTCGGATTTCCGCTTCTGCCTTCTTCTCCATTCTGATCATCGATAACTTTCTGCTGGTCGTCGATAACATTCTTTTCCTTGTCGTCTTCGTTTTCCAAGTCACGGAGCTGATTTTCTGCATCGGTGATTTCGTCACGAAGCTTCAGAAGCGTATCACCCAGGGAACGTACTTCTGCAAGGTCTTCACTTTTCTTCATGCGGGCCTCAGTGTCCGCAAGTTCCTGCTTTTTTCTTGCAATGAGATTTTCAAGAAACTTTTTCATTTTGCAATTCCTCCTGCCAAATATTCATATTTTAATTTTGCTAATTCCAGCGCGTCGCTCTTCTTCCTTGCGGCTTCCTCCGCGTGCGCTTTCCTTGCTTCCGCAAGAGGTGAGCTTTCAGTTTCCGCTGAATTGCTCCGCGCATGAATTGAAGTTGCTTCGTATGCAGGAAAGTTCACGATTGAAACCTCGTGAACTATTGATATACTTTTTACTGTTCGTGTCGGAACTTCACTTTCAATGTCCGTCCACTCCTCATCATTTACCCGGAACATGAAACTCATGCCGGAAATATCCCCGCGCTGGATTGCAGAATAAGCTGCTGCAGCGTCAGGATTGTTGTCAACGTCAAGCTGTGCCCTCATGTGCAGGCCGTCATCCTTGACCTCGAATAGCATAGTGCCCTTGCCATTGCGTGAACGTGCAAGCGCAATCTTGTTCAAATCGTGATTAACACAAAGCAGAACATCACGCATATCAGTCTTGTCCAGAGCGTGGCGGTCAATAATTTCGTTGAAATCACCGGCCCAGTCGTGAATTAAAGCTGTCTTGTCAAAAACGATAGGAACACCTTCAACAATTCCGCGCTCTTCACTTTCTGGTGCACGCAGTTCCACACTGTAGCTTCTTGTGGTCAAAGCCTCTTTGCTATGTTTTCCTTTTGGCATTTTTAACCCTCGCTTTAACTAGTTTCTCCGCTACCCGAATTATTTATTATTTCAGGCTGCGAATTATCGCCTTCGTTTTCACTTGTATTATTATTCACATTTTCGTTTTTGTCTATGTCTTTAACTGCATCAGCAGCACCAAAGTTCTTGGACATTACCGGTGTATTTCCAAGCTCCTCGTCGTCATAAGGTTCATAACCTAAGATGTCGCGCATTTCATTTATTGTGATTGCACCGACGTTGGAAGCAAGCGTCATCCACTTTATTTTTTCATCCATTGTCATAAAGTCAAGTTCCTTGTGGTAGAAAATGATTTTATGCCCGAAGCCGAACGTTTCACGCTTGGAAAATATTGCCTTTGTGAATGCCTGAGACATTGAAATAATTAACGGCTCAAGCGTCTTCTGATAGAATGCTTCATACTGTGTTTTGTTGTAGTCGCCCGTAAGAATTGCAAGTGGAACACCAAAGTGGCGCAGGATTTTCTCGTCAATGAATTTTAAGGTCGGCTCGTCAACAAGTTTGACCTCGCGCTTGAACGGGATAAACTCAGCCTTTAGATCCAGCGGCATAAATCCGCTTTCATTTCTCTTCAATGCTGCGGTCAATTCAGAAAGTGCCTTTTCTGTTTTCGTTCCGTCAATCAAAGTGTTATATTTTACAACACCGTTAATTGCAAAGCTGGAATTCATCGCTTTTGTGATTCCGTCAAGAAGTGACTTGTTAAGTTCCAGCGATTTCAGAAGCGCTTTATTATCAGGCTGTCCGTTCACGTTTCCGCCCATGAACTCACTCACGCTGTAATTGTAACGGATATGAATTACATCCGCATAGCGGACGGTTCCACTGTAGCCGTTTGCAAAAATGAGCTCCACGAACAGTTCCCCGCTTGCATCCTGCAGGAAGTTCACCGTCTGCGGCTGAAGCGGATAAAGCTGTGCGAGCTTCCCTTTCTCCCAGACTGGCAAAACAAAAGCATTGTAGTTGAAATAAAGCTGCCACACAATCTTCTCAATGAAGTCGCTTGTAGTCATTAAGTTATTCGGCGCGTCCAGCGTTGCCTGAACTTCATCCTGCACCAATTCCGTATAATTTTTATTTTTCTTTACAACGTGCTGCGGGGAAAGTTTTTTCATCTCGCGCACAATGCAGGACACAGCCTGCTGAACCACGTCGCTTGCGTAGATGTCGCTCCCGAACTGTGAGTAAATGCCAGGATACCACCCCATACCGTCAACCTGTTTGAATCCAGGATCCGCAGCACTGCTTTTATGTTTTTTTAGCCAGTCGAAAAGACCCATTTCAGCCTCCTATATTTTCAACGAACGGCGTCCGGTAACGCCTGAACGTTTCGTATAATATCGCAAGTGAAACCGCACCGTCTATCTTGCGCGACACCTGCCCTTTTATTTTCTCAAGTATTCCGAATCCTTGAGAATTTACCTTCAGTGTAGCGTTTCCGATGCACCAGCGGTCAATATTATTTAACCCGATAATTAACCGGTCTTTCAAGTCTGCTTCAACCATGTTTATTGGCTGGCTCATAATTTCCGGACGCTGCCATACACCCTCGGTTTCAAAATTATATCGCTCCATTCGATTTATAAACTCATTTGCAAACTTTGCGTCATATCCGGTTTGATATGGACGGAATCCGTAAGCCTCATATAGCGAGAAGAACCAGTCCGCAATAATTGAAGTGTCAATATAGTTCCCGTCGCAGATCCGGAGCATTCCTGCTGCAGCCCATTCCTCGTATTTCGCCCCGGCACTTTTATCGTCGCTCTTTGTCAGTTTACCTTCAGGGATAAAATACATTGAGTGAATATATTTTTTATTTTCTCCCGACTTCATAAGCAATACTTTTGCACTGCACAAGTCGGTGGTCTCTGCAATATCCACCGCGCAAAGACAGAGTGCATTCCTGAACTCTTCCAGGTCAAACGATTCTTCATAATCATAGTCCTCAGTCTTAAGCCACGCTTCCGAGTTGCTCTGCTTAATGTTAAAGTCCTTCGACAGCACGAACACGCGGTCTTTTTTATTTTGACGTGCTATGTCGATCTGCTGTTCAAGATAGTTGTAACGTTTTACAATTCCGATTGAAGGATTCGATTTCTGCCACAACCGGTTCTCCTCAGTTCCTTCCCAGACTTCGCTTTCGCTGTCCTGAGTATACAGCCACGGCAGGTAACGGATAGAAGCGCGGTCGTTTACTTCATGGTTCAGAATGGCGCGCGCCCTTGTAAGTTCATCGTCCAGGAATCCGCCGTTTATGAATCCCTCTGTTGTGATTAAAATCAGCTTCGGATTTATTTTCAATGACTGCGACTGCTCAATTGATTTAACAATCACGTTTTCTTTCATTTCGTGAACTTCATCAATTACGGCAATGTCAATATTGCGGCCTTCCTTGTTCCGGGTGCGGTCAGAAAGTTTGAAAACCTTATTGTCGGTTATAAGGCATTTTATATTTTGCTGATTGCGCCATGTGTCAACATTATCCGGATCAATCATTTTACGCATGGTGTCTACTGCTTCCGTAAGAATTGATGCCTGATTGTCGTCGTTGGAACTGCAGACAATATCAAGACCATTGCCACCGATAATCATTTCCGTAAGAATCAGACCGGAGCAGAATTCGCTCTTGCCGTTCTTGCGCGCAATCAAAAGAAGCGCACGCTGAAACCTGTCGGTGCCGTCCTTCATCTTGAAACCGTACAGCGCAGAAATAAAAGCCTTCTGAAATAACAGCAGCTTCATAGGCTTGCCGTAAAACGGAGACTTTGTCAGGCGGACGCAGTTTTCCATGAAGTCAATTCTTTTGTCTGCGTCGCTCGTGTCGTAGGTATAATTTTTATTTTTCAAATCAGCAATGAGATTTTCAAGTTCGGTGAGAAGTTCAGCACCCACCACATACTCACCGCGGTTGCAGGCGGAATAATATTCTTCAAGGTAGCCGTTTGATTTTTTAATCATTGTTCAACCTCTTTAAATATTTCCTGAGTGGTGATTCTTCATCAGTGTCATTCTTCCTAAGCTGCGAGCACAAAATGCGCACAATGTCTTTTTCCTGCGCAAGTAATTCTTTATATAATTTTCCGGCGGGTGTTTGTTTCTGAACGCTCGGATCCTTCGGGTGGTATTTTATGAACGGTTTCTTTTTAAGTTCAACCAGCTGCGCTTCAATGAATTCCATTTCAGAAAAAAGCGGTGCAACCACTGCCTGAACATTTTTATCAAACTCAGAAAAGATTTTTTTCAGTTCGTCTGAGCGCTTCGCCATGCTAACTTCTCCTAATAGTTCACGGAGTTAAAAAACCCGCACCAAGTTTTCAAAACTTTTTTCAAAACCGTAGCAAAAAATTCAAAAATTTGCATCCGGTGAAAAATGAG